GACCTGGATCTGGGCCGCCTACCGCAGCGCCTACGTGGCGCGGTACTGGCAGGAGGCTGGGCTGATGGTCATCCCGGATATCCAGTACGGCGGCAGCGACGAGGCCTTGGCGCTGTGCCTGCACTGCATTCCCGAGGAGGCCCCGGTGGTGGCGGCTCAAGTGCAGACGCTGCGGGGAGACCCGGACAGGATCCGCACGACGGCGCGGCTGCTGAAGAAGGCAGAAGAGCAGATCGGTTTCCAGCAGATCCTTCTGTACGGCCACACCGACGCCGACCGGGTGATGGAGTACGCCAAGCTGGAGTGCGACGTGGTCCGGGTGGAGAACCGCACCACGCGGCGGCGGGAGTACCTGGACGACGGTGTGACGGTGAAGAGCAGACAGATCCGTTCCAAGAAGAGGACGAGCGGCTATGGGGACTAACGCCAGGAGTGCGCGGCGGGCGCAGCAGCGGACGGTCGGCAAGAAGGCGCGGGGAAAGATGTCCGCGAAGTTCAAGCGCGTCGCCATGCCCAAGAAGAAGGAGAAGTAATGGGACAGGGATCGCGGGGAGGAAACGGCGGCCTCAGTTCTTCCGGTGGACGTCAGCGGGAGGACAAGGAGGCTAAGAAGGCGGCAGCCAGTCCGAAGAACGTGGGGAGCGGTGGCGAGGGAGGGACCGGAGGAACCGGCGGCAAAGGGGGCAGGGGCGGCCGTGGCCTGCGTGGTATCCCCCACCTTGGCCTGCCGAACCTCGGTCTTCCGAACCTGGGTAAGAAGAGCTCGGGCAGTTCCGGCTCCAAGAAGAGCGGATCCAGCCCCGCCACGACTTCGGTGACGAAGGCGACGGGAAACCGTCTGACCCCCATCAAGGGTCCGGGTGTGAAGCTGACGAAGCAGCGGACCAACAAGACGCCGAACTGACTTCTTTCGCGGAAGAACCAGAACTCAGTTACCATTACTTCCGCGAGGGCGGGCGTCTGGTTCTGCCGGGCCACAAGACTTCCAGGGCCTGCCAGAGGGTCCATCGGATGCTCTGCGCCCGTTCTCGCTTTTCCTAACCTTGAGGAGAAAACATGAGTGAGCAGCTTTTGACTGGTAGCAACGTTGCGTGTACTGATTTGCATGACACGATTGTCGCGTACCAAGAGAGCGATGGTGGGGTTACTCATTTCCGAAACACGGAGACAGTTCAGCTCGTTGGCTCTTTGCAGGATGCTTCGGGAAATGTTTACACTTTTTCTGCATCCATCGAAGCTGGGTATGCAACGCAAGGAGTTTCTGGATCGCAATCCGGGGTTGGGCTGAATCCGGCTGACACCTACACTGTAACGATCACTAAGAGCTGAGGGTCGCGATGGCTGCAAGTATTTCTTCCATCACCGCCGAAGGGGTTCTGGCTACCCTTTCAGGGGCTGGTGTGGCTTTTGTCACGCTTAGCCATACGAACAAGGTGACGCAGCCCGGTATGTACCGGATCAGGGCGTACGTAAGCCTGTACGGCTCTGCGCCCACTTCTGCCGACGCAAACAACGTTGAGCTGGTGATCGGCAGCAACATCCAGATACTTCCGATTCCGGCGGTGGTGGGCGCTGGCATTCCCTACACCTTCATGGTTCAGCTGGACGGGTCCACCGATGTTGTTCTCCAGAGCGCAACGGCTGGGCCTTCCGTTGCCACCTACTCTGGCATGCTGGTGGCCGACTTTCTCGGCCGCAACGGGCAGCTTGCCAAGTACCTCCCGAACTAGCCATGACGCAGTTCGTCATCGAGCGAGCGCCGACCAACGATATGGAGTTGTGGTGGGCAGTTCGTGCGACTTTTGGCGTGAAGATTCCACGCACAAAAGTGTGCCCAGACCACACTCCGCCGTTCGACGCTTTTGCCGACGCTTACTTCGCGCGACATACTCAGGCGCTCTGGCTGGGTTCTCGTGGGTTCTCGGGGAAGTCATTCTCACTATCCTTACTCGGTATGATGGAGATGACCTACCTCGGCGCCTTCATCTCCATCCTGGGCGGCTCTGGCGCGCAGGCGCAGCGTGTCCAGGAGGCTATGAACGAACTGTGGAACCGGGAAAGCGCCCCCCGACACTTGCTCGCCAAGCAGCCGACCAAGTTCGACACCGAGCTGACCAACGGTGGTAAGGCGCGTACGCTGATGGCCTCCCAAACGTCTGTCAGAGGCCTGCATCCCGCGAGACTTCGTTACGATGAAGTGGACGAGTCAGAGCTCTCAATCGTCAACGCTGCCCTTGGTCAGACCATGCGCAAGAAGAACTACCGGGACGAGATGGTGGAGACCAACACCGTCTTCTCTAGTACCCACACCTACCCGGACGGTCCGGTCACCTACCTCAAGAGGGACTTCGCGGATAAGGGTTACCCGACCTTTTCGTGGTGTTACAAATGCACGTCTAACCCTATTGATGGTTGGCTGGACCCCGATGAGGTGGAGCGCAAGCGCAAAGAAGTTCCTGCCGCGATGTGGAAGAACGAGTACGACATTCTGGAGCCGAACTTCGAGGGCCGTGCCATCGACGAGGAGTCGGTGGAGAAGATGTTTGATCCACGGTGGGACATCGTGGACGGCGCGGAGGCGACCTACTACCAGTTCCTCAAGCCGCGTGACGACCGCGACTATGTGACCGGGGTGGACTGGGCGAAGAAGAAGGACTTCACCGTCATCATCACCTGGGACACCACGGTGTTCCCCTGGAAGATGGCTGCTTTCGAGCGCATCAACCGCAGGCCCTGGCCCGCGATGATCGCCCGGCTGAACAAGCGGTGGGCGATGTACGGCGGACTTGTGGTCTCCGACAACACGGGTATCGGTTCCGTCATCAACGACTACATCGAGTACCCGAAGGGCGCCTACAAGGACCACCTGACAGAACTCACGATGGCGGGAAAGATTCGTTCCGACATGGTGACGGAAATGGTACAAGGAATTGAGAACGGGAACTTCCTCGCCCCGAGAGTTAAGTGGATGTACGATGAGGCAAGATTTTGTACTCCTGACAACCTCTACAACATCGGGACGAGTTCCCACCTTCCTGACTCGCTTGCTTCCTTAGCTCTCGCCTGGACGGCTCGGAAGCGGAACGCCCACAAGGGCGTCCAGGTCATCTCCATCACACGGGAAACTTCTCCCTGGAAGATTTGAGGTAGAACGTGGCGACGAAGACGAAGCTGCGACGGGCGGCCAGCGCCAGCGTTGCGCTTCCCGGCGCCACGCCGCATGCGGGCCTCGGCACAGTGCAGTTCGGCCAGACAGGCCTGAAGCGCAGCTACGGCTATGTCTATGAGGAACTCCTCCAGCAGCTTGCCGGTCGAAAAGCCGTCAACGTCTACCAGGAGATGTCGCAGAACTCCGACGTCATCGGCGCCGTTCTGTTCGCCATCGACATGTTCATGCGCAAGGTCGCGTGGAGGGTGGAACCCGCCAGCCAGTCGGACGTGGACCAGCAGAAGGCGAAGTACGTGGAGTCCTGCAAGGACGACATGGACCACACCTGGCCCGAGTTCATCTCCGAGATCAACACCATGCTCCCCTTCGGCTGGAGCTGGTTTGAAATCGTCTACAAGCAGCGGAAGAACAAGACGACCGACGAGTTCGGTTCCGCGCAGTCCCAGTGGGACGACGGGCTGATCGGCTGGAAGCGCTTCATGCCCGCCGCGCAGGAGTCCTGGTGGAGGTGGGACTTCGACCCGGGCACGGGCGAGTGCATCGGCATGTGGCAGCGCCCGGCCCCGGACTACTCGGAGCGGTATCTCCCGATCGGGAAGTCGCTGCACTTCCGGACTACCTCGCGGAAGGACAACCCCGAGGGAGTTAGCGTTCTGCGCAACGCGTACCGGTCCTGGTACTTCCTGAAGCGCATGGAGGAGATCGAGGCCATCGGCGCGGAGCGGGACCTCGCCGGTATCCCCTTCGCCACGGTCCCCGCCGAGATGATGGGGGAGAACGCCAGCGACGACGACAAGGCGATGGTCACCTCCATCGTGAAGATGGTGCAGAACGTCCGGAGGGACGAGCAGGAGGGGATCGTCTGGCCGCAGGCGTACGACTCCGCCGGTAACTCCCTCTACGACTTCAAGCTTCTCACCACGGGCGGCGCGAGGCAGTTCCAGACCGACCCCATCATCAGCAGGTACCAGTCCCGCATCGCGATGACGGTGCTGGCGGACTTCCTTCTTCTGGGCAACGACTCGACGGGCAACGGCTCCTACGCGCTCGCTACTTCGAAAGCCAGCATGTTCCAGTCCGCTCTGGAAACATGGCTGAACGAGATCGAGAACGTTCTGAACAACCGGGCGATCCCACTGCTCTTCCGGCAGAACGGAATCAACTCCGGACCGTACCCGAAGTTCCGGCACGACATCGTTCAGAAGCCGACGCTCACCGACCTGGCCACCCTGATCTCCGCCATGGCCGGCGCCGGTGCCCAGCTGTTCCCGGACACCGATCTGGAGAACCACCTGCGCGAGTTCGCGGAGCTTCCCATCCGTGAGGCGAACCCGAAGGACCAGAAGACCGAAGAGCAGATCATCACCCAGCAGCTGGACTCTCTTCTGGCGAGTTCGGCGGCGGAGCAGGACATGGCGCAGCGCACCGCGCAGAACGCCAACGCCCTGGGCGTGGTGGCCGCGCCCGAGGGTGCCGTCGTCCAGCGCATGGATCCCGTCACGCTGCTTCCTCCGGCCGGTGGAGCGCCCGGCGCGGCTCCAGGAGCGGCTCCTTCCCCCGCAGCCGCCAAGACGCCCGCCAAGGGCGCGGCACAGGCGGTCGCGACCAACCGTGCGGCGAAGGTGGTCGGCATGGGCGGCAAGCAGAAGGGGTCGGCACCGGGTTCCCCGACGAAGTCCACCGGTCCGGTGAAGTCGGGCGGAAATGTTCCGAAGAATCGGCGGACCACTATATCCACGCGTGCGGCACAGGGCGCGGCGCCCAAGGCGACCGGTGGTCTGAAGAACCGCTCGGTGGCCAAGAATGTTCTGCCGATGCAGGACACGGCCGACACCCGCAAGCGCGTCATGCAGCAGATGTCCCCGGACTTCCCCAAGTTCTCCATGAAGTGGATGAAGGACGCGGTGTGGACCGGACCGGTGGCCATGCCCGCCGATGCCTTCGACACCGACGGGGAGGACTCCTGGGCCGCCGCGCACGAGCCCGGGAAGGTGAAGGCCTTCACCCGGCACATCAAGGCGGGCGCCCTCAAGCCCGTCGTCGCGGTGAAGATTCCTGGAAGCCCCAAGCTGCGCATCGTGGACGGCCACCACCACTTCATGGCCTACCGGAAGCTCGGCCACCCGGTGCTCTGCTACATCGGGCACGTCAGCGCGAACGCCGGTCCCTGGGACAACATGCACGACTACCAGAGGATCAGCGACAACCCGGACAGCTCTGCTGCTTCGCCAGTGAAGAAAATCCGAGTCTCCAATCCACAGTCTGAGTCGGCTTCTGATTCGCTGCTTAGGATTCTGAATAGCGCGTCATCTTTCCAGAAGCCGGTGAAGAAGTACCGCCTGCCCGTCCAGAATCTGGTCGTCCCCTCGGTGGCGGAGCGGCTGGAGAAGTCGGGAAAACTTTCTCAGAAGGAGGTCTCCTACCGTCCTGCTATCGATCCTGAGCGTCGATGCGGAACCTGCTCTATGTTCAGGATCTCGGGAGATGACGAGCACGGCGAGTGCACTCTGGTCCAGGGGATTATCGATCCGAACGACACCTGCAACCGGTGGAGCGGTCTGAAGCGGCCGAGGCTGGCCAAGGCCAACCGGATCGCCATGCACTCCGTTGCCATGCCGATGAAGAAGTGCGACCACTGCCAGGAACCGGAGACGAAGAACTGGGTGGACACGGCCACCGGGGGAATCGTCGCCCGCAGCTGTCCGATCCACGTTCCGCAGGCCAAGGCGGAGATCCGGTGGACGGCCAACAACCAGGTGAGTCCGGTCAACCCGAACCCCTATGAGCCCTTCCCGAGGACGATCTCCCAGTGAACCCGTCCATGGTGGCCAAGGCACAGGCGCGGATGCGGCAGGCCTACACGGAGGCGTGCGTGGCCTTCCCGAGGATGAACGTCACACCGATTCAGCTGGCGTTCTACCAGACCTACCAGGATGTCGCGTACTTCGTCGGGAGCACTTATGTCCTGATGGACCCGGCGATCGGCGGAGAGATCCTCCGGATGACGGAACGGGCCGGGAAGGAACTCCTGGCCAAGCAGGAGACGGAGCGGGCGCTGGCCACCGTCTCCGTTTCTGAGCACAAGAAGTACCGAGGGATGCTGTCCGGCATCGGTGCCTCCAACGCGTACATCCTGATGGGGATGATCCGTGACGGGGCCACCCAGCTGCATGCCAAGTCGGTCCGGGTGAACATGCTGAACGCCCGCAGGAACATCCTGGCCAACGACATAACCCTGGCCGCCATCGCGGCGGCGGAAGAGCGGTTCAAGACTTTCCCGCACGGCGAGGAGGTGACCGGGCATGCCGAATTTGACGCCCAGTGACGTTCATGTGGATGTGCCTGTCGGCACTGAGCGGAGCCCGCAGCAGTACAACAGTGCGGGCATGAAGGGTCCGAACTACATTCACCCGTTCTCGCAGTCGATGGACAATGAGTGGAAGGCGCGGCGGAAGAACAGCAAGTCCAGGAAGGGCAAGAAGAAAATCGAGTACACCCCAGACTGGGTGGAGAAGACGATGGACATTCAGAAGAAGTTCCACTCCGCTTCCAACCGCAGGAAGCTGGCGGCCGAGCACAACGCCCTTCCGAACCAGAGTTATCCGATCGCCGACACCACCGACCTGGGCAACGCGGCGACCCTGGCCAGGTCCGGTCACGGTGATGTCGGGGCGGCCAAGAAGCTGATCGCACGGCGGGCCAAGGAACTCGGTGTGGCCAACCCGCTGAAGAAAAAGGAGAAGGTGGGGAAGTCCGCCGACTTCTACCAGCCGCTGGTAAACTGCTTCGCGAAATTGACGGAGCAGAACAGTGGGACTTAAAATCAGCGACAGCGAGTTCCAGGAATTTTCCCAGCTGGTCGGAGTGAAGATTCCGGACATGCGCGGGGAAGTTCTCAAGGGCCGCGAAAACTTCTCTTTCCGAACTGTTCACCGGATCCAGAAGTTCGTCCCTGAACGGCAGAATGTTTTCGGGTGGGCCTCCGTCGGTTATCTTCCGGACAACGGACAGTACCGCGAGTACACCGACTGGCAGGGCGATGTCTTCAGAAGCATCGAGGACATCGAAGACGCTGCCTACGACTTCACTCTGAACTCACGCGACTCCGGTGTCGAGCACATCGGGAAGGGTGGCAAGGGGACTCTCATCGAGAGCTTCGTGTCCACCCCGGACAAGTGGGAGGCCATGGGGATCCCGCACGGTGTGCTCCCGATCGCGTGGTGGACCGGGTTCCACATCGACGACCCGGTCGCATGGGACGGCGTGAAGAAGGGGAAGTACAAGGACTTCAGCGTCCAGGGAATTGGGCAAAGGATTCCTATCAGTTAGGAAGGAGGATCAATCTGTGACCCAGCTACGCAAGCGGCAACACTTGGTCGGCATGAAGTACGACCGTGTGGACCTCGTCGCTGACGGGGCGAACGGCGAAGCCCACATCATGCTCGTCAAGAGCAAGAAGCCGAAGCCGTCGAAGAGTTTCAGCGACACCAAGTCCATGGGCAAGGTGGACTGCAACAAGTGCGGGCATCCGAACTTCCGCTTCGCCAAGACGTGCAGCAAGTGCGGTTCCACCGACCTGGCCAAGACGCTCGTCACCGTCACCAAGACGGTCCAGAACCCCGGCATGAAGACGGCGCCGAAGAACGACGACGCGACGAACTCGACGTCGAACGCCTCGGGCTACACCTTCGAGGACGAGCAGTACGACCAGGACAACGGTGAGAACGGCGAGATCCTAGAGGACAACGAGGAGGGTTCTCCGGTGACCATGACCAACAAGTCCCGCGACTGGTTCGACGTGACCCTCCGCAAGGACGGCACGGGAACCGAAGTCGGCAACGTGGTGAACGACGAGATGGAACATCAGAAGGAAGGCGAGGACTCCGACGAGGACATCGAGAACCTCGCCGACCAGTCCAAGACGGCTCGCATCACCCGGCCCAAGCCGACCGGTTACGCCTCGCAGGCGACGTCGTCGAACGACTCCACGATGATGACGCACAAGTCGCGAGGGGCTTCGCTCAAGTTCTCCAAGAAGGTGAAGAAGGAGAAGGGCGGCCTCAACTCGTGGGACCACGGCGATGAAGGGAGCCAGGAAGTGGCCGAGTCCGCAGAGCAGATGTACCGGGCGCAGCACCAGCCGACCAAGCAGGACGCGCTCAAGCAGGAGAGCACCCAGTCCCTGGTGAAGGCGCGGCGGCGGAAGAAGTCCAACGCCGAAGGCCTGGACATCATCGACCACAACAGCGGCACCGACTCGGGCATCTACACGAAGCCCGGGGTGAAGCGGAACGGCACCGGGACGGGCCACAGGGCCGGGCTGACCACCCGCCAGCGCACCGCCGTGCCCCCGCCGCAGAACCCGCTCGACAAGTCCCGCTACGCCATCAGGAAGTCGGAGCTTGCTCTCGCAACCCTCGAAGCCCTGAACCTCGGTGTCGGCCTCGCGGAGAACATCGAGCTGATCCTGAAGAACAAGCGCCCGGACATGTACGAGACGGTGGTGAACGACTTCCTCCAGACCCTCAACGCAGCCGCGTCCGCGTGGGTCGGCGGGGAGACCGTCACGAAGTCCAAGAACGCCGATGCTCAGGCGCAGGACGTCTCGGGCCGGGTGCTGGACATCGTGGCGAAGGCGAGCCCGGAGTCCTACATGTCGGATGCGGCCTCCGAAGGAGAGAACCCCGACGAGCTGGACGGTGTCGCCACGAACACCGTCGGCAAGCTGAAGTCGAAGACCGTGGGCCACAACGCGAACGAGAAGATGGAGGAAGTCGTGGGCAAGAACAAGAACCTCTACAAGTCTGCGCAGGCCCAGGGCGACCCGTACGCCGGGCTGTCCCCGGTGGTGAAGTCGCAGCTTCTGGAGCTCCAGGAGATGAAGGAGGAGCGCACCCAGGAGGTCTACCTCGCCAAGGCGCGGCAGATGCCGTACCTGGTGGGCTACGACGAGGCCCGGGTGGCGAAGCAGCTGCGCGACGCCTACGAGGAGTCCGACGAGCAGGGGCAGTGGCTGGAGCAGACCCTGACGGCCGCGTCCAACGGCCAGAAGGACAGCTCGGTCTTCAAGCAGCTCGGCCGTCCGGGTGCGGGGACTTCCGCCGCCGACAACCCGATGGCCGCCGCCGAGGCCTACGCGGACAGCAACATCTCCAAGGGCGCGGACGGTCCCTCCCGCGAGCAGCTGGTGGTGGAGTACATGACCCAGCACCCGGGCGAGTTCTACCAGACCGCCAAGTCCTCCTAAGAAGTCCCGAGACAAGAGAGGAAGTAAGAAATGGCCTTCGACATCCCGGGCTTCACGCGCGGCTGGATCGCTGGCGGAACACTCGGCACGGCGGGTTCCGACCTGTCCCTTCCGAACACCGTCAACAGCATCGCGGTGGACTCCTACCGGTACATGTTCGTCCGGTTCGTTAGCGGGCTCATCGTCCCCGTCACTGCATCCAGTCAGGCGTCGATTGTCGGTGTTCTCCAGAACAAGCCGCAGCCGGGTCAGCCTGCCGAGGTGATGGTCTCCGGTGTCACCAAGGTGCGTGCCTCTGATGCTTCCATCGTGGTGGGTTCCCAGGTGTACCTGGACAATTACGGCATGGTGAAGACCGCTGGTACGGCCACTCAGTGCATTGGTATTGCTGAGGAAGTGGCGGCTACCGCGCTGGGATACGTCATCGCCGTCTGCCTCAAGCCGTTCGGTGCTCTGATTTCCTAGTGACTAGCGTTGACAGTTCTACCCTCAGCAAGAGGTTCTTGGTTATCCAGTCTGTCCCTTACACCACTTCGGTGGATTCGGAAGGGGGCGTGAGCGATACCAACACCGTTTTTCTCACTGGAGAATACGAAAACTGCGCTGACGCTCTGGATGCTTTGGATAATTTCCAGACGGCTAACACCTCTTATAGCTTTTACGTGGTTGAAGCGCTGACGTCGCTCCCCAACCCGGCCGATTCCTGAAAGGGTGTGACATAAAGTGCCGAACATCGTGCCCGGAGATGTCCACGTCATGGTGCCGCTGACGCAGGTGATGATCGCCTACGCACAGCAATCCAAAGACTTCATCGCCGACAAGGTTTTCCCGGTCGTCCCGGTGGACCACCAGTCGGACTTCTACTACCGCTTCGGTCGTAGGGCCTACCTCCAGACGAACGCCGCCCTTCGGGCCCCGGGTACCGAGACCCCCGGCGTTGAGTGGACGTTCACGAAGAACTCCTTCTTCGCTCCGGTCTGGGGTCTGCACAACGACATCGAGGACCAGCTCCGCTCCAACGCGGACGCCAACTTCCAGCTGGACACGGCGGGCACGGAACTCATCACCCAGCAGATGCTGCTGCGCCGGGACCTCCAGTGGATCAGCTCGTACTTCGCGAGCAGCATCTGGGGCGAGACGCTGACGGGTGTCACGAGCACGTCCCCGAGTTCCACCCAGTTCACCCAGTTCGACGTCGCGGGTTCCACCCCGATCGAACTGTTCCGCGCGGCGAAGCTGCGGTTCAAGCGGCGCACCGGAATGATGCCGAACATCGCGGTGTTCTCCGCCAACGCCTACAACGCGCTGCTGGACCACCCGGAGATCATCGAGCGCATCAAGTACACGCAGGCCGGTTTCATCACCGAGCAGCTCATCGCGCAGGCCATCGGCATCGATCAGGTTCTGGTGGCGTCGGCGGTCCAGGCGACGAACTACGACGAAGAGATCATCGCC